AAAATGTGACTTCCAAGGGCTGACGAAAAATTGTTATTTTTATAAATTAAGTCGTAAGTAGTTGTATCTTTAATTAAAGATGCGGTTCTTGCGTTGTTTTGGTTTGTGCCACCAATCGTAAGTCCGACAAACTCGCCCGAGGCGGCATCATTGCCGTTGCTTACATGCAGTCGAGAGCCAGGACTTGCCGTTCCAATGCCAACGTTGCTGTTGGAAGCGATGCGCATAGCTTCACCGCTTTGTGTATCAAACGCTAAGTGAGTTCCAGACACACTGCCTGAAGTGCCAATTGTCAATACTTTTTGCGATTCATCCGAATGGAATCGAAGCATTGGATTATTGGTTTGGCCTTCAATCCTGAATCGAGCAAGCTCAACTTCACCTGTTGAAGATCTAACCACCTCAAGTGGAGCATCAGGACTTGACGTCCCAATGCCAACGTTGCCATTGCCCGCTTTAATTGCAAAGCGAGTATCAGTGCCTTCTTTAATGCTAAATCCAAAATTTCCTGCCGTGTTATCAGCAACTAAATCCCAGTAATTATCTACGGAATTGCCGGCACCAGATTCGGCTAACCTTAGAGCAGCTCTTGCTGTAGTAATAGAAGTTTGTGTATCTCTAATACAAACCGTAGGACTAGAAGCAACAGCCTCAAGGATTTCCGTAGGATTACTTGTTCCAATGCCAACTTTGCCATCGCCGGTGATGCGCACCCTCTCTTGACGGCGGTCTACATTTCTTACTCCCGCAGGTGTAGTTCCAAAGATTAAGGTTGAGCTTCCGTCTGTGTTGTGATCACAGAAAAAATGAGCATCTACGCCGTCTACATTGTTTCTAAAATCGATGTAGCTAGTGGTTACTGCAGCAGAGCTATCCTTGCCGTTTTTAAGCGTTAAACCTTGATATTGATCTGTGGTAGTAGTTGGCCCAAACGTTACGCTCTCGCCTTGTACATCTAAGCCAGCGCCGAAGTAGCCTCGGCCTTTGTAGCTAACAGTGAATGTGTCAGTTCCACTATTGTTGCGAGCCTTAAAAGCTTTATTTGTATGTGTCGATTGAGTGTTAGTAGACCTTGAGACAATTCCCAAGGAGCTTTCACTACGTACTTCTAGTTGGCCGTCTACGCTTGTGGTGCCAATACCGACGAGACCTGCGTTATTTATACGCATCCTCTCCTGTGCGAACTGAGCCCCGTTCGGGGTGGTCGAAAACGTTAAACGCCCTGGCATGTCATCATTGCCAGGTGCTCCGTCTACAAAAGCCTCAATCTGAGCCGCCTGCGCGTAATTAGTGCCATCACTTCCTGCAAAGTGAATACCCCCTACAGTGTCGTTATTTTGAATAACAACGTGAGCATTTGCGCTAGTTCCCCGTGTCTTGCATAGATCGATTCGTGCCCCAAATGTTGTCGCGCCAAAGTTTTGGAAAGTGTTAGTGCTGCTGCTTGAAGCCGCATGGAAAGACGGAACAGTGCCAAAAGCACCAGTGCCTGCTACGGAAGTACCAAGCAACAGCCTGCCTGCGCTATCGATTTGAACTCTTTCCGAACCCGACGTTGCAAATTTAATAACTCCGCCCGTTCCACTCAACTGACCCAGCTCCATAATCGAGTTGTTATTTAGCTGGAAAATGCGAAAAGCATTTGCAGTGGAAACATCAATAGTCGCACCAACTGATGTTTTGTCCGGGTTATAAATTGCTATTTGACCACCTTCACCGCCTGTGTTTTCGGGCCTAATTTCAACATCCCCTTCATGCAAAACGGTACCAACTGTGTGTAATTTTGCGACAGGATTTGACGTACCGATGCCTACATTGCCCGAGCTATTGATGCGCACCTTTTCACCGTCTGCTCGACCAAAAATATGCTGGTCAGCAGTGGTAATGATATTGACAAAAGATGCTGTTGCGCGGTTGTAGTGATTAACAGTGTTGTTGCCTGTACTGCTGCCGGGATAAAACTCAAAGCCTTCTGTACCAGCGTCTGAGACAACAAGTGCCCTTTCAGGCGAGGCCGTTCCAATGCCAACGTAACCTGCGCTTGATATGCGCATCCGCTCTGCATTGGCGGTGTAATCGTAAGCAGCAAATTGACCATCAACGCTTGTGTACCAGCCGTATTTGCGACCGCCGCTGCCTGTTGATTCAAACAACATTCGTGCGGTAACGCTGTCAGTTATCTGCAGTGTTTTTGTTGAAGAGGCAGCAGTAGCTGCACCATTTATACCAACGTTGCCTGAGCCGTCAACTGTTAAAAGCGTAGAGTTGTTGTCAGCTCGATCTAAATTAAAATGGTTATTTGCTTGATCAACCCTAAACCCGTAATGAATAGTGCTGTCAGCCGGTTGAACTGACAAAGCAACATCACCAGCTGTATTGCTTCTAGATCTACGGGTTTGAACATCGCCAGAGCTCGTGATACGCATCCGCTCCGTCGAGGATGACGTATTTCTGAAAATAAGTGACGCAGATTTTCTGTTTTCAAAAACAAAATTTCCGTCGCTGTTGTGACTTATAGATGCATAATCACTGCCTGCTCCATCACCATTTGAATCGCCGTCAAGTAATAGAGTTGCGCCAGCTGCATTGGTTGACCCGATAAGACCATGAATGTGGCCTGACTTTTTAACCTCAAAGTCATAAGAACCAGAGGTTGCTCCCACTAGCAGCCTGCCTGAGCTGTCGACTCGCATTCGCTCTACTGGCGGCCCGCCATTTGGATTAGTGCCAAAAGCAATCTCGTTTCCGTTTTGACTAGAGCCTGTACTTAGCGCACGGATATAAGCCAACCGATTTTCACTTTGATCATTTAGTGCGTTGCTAAGTGAAATTTGAACTCCAGAGTTTGCACCTCCATTTCTATTTTGCAAAAACAAAAGGGCTTTAACATCATTACCATCGGCTCTTGCATGAAACTTAGATTCAGGAGTACTAGTCCCCGCACCAACATTTCCAACGTTATCGATAAATAGCCGTCCAGCGCCAGCGGTGCTGATGGCTACTCGGTCTGCGCCTGGTGAATAAATACCAGTATCTGCATCGCCGTCGAAGCTCAGATCTGGTGCGGCGGCACTTGACGCGTTGTCCAATAACAACGCACCAGTCATCGTGTCGCCGTTTACATCGACGAACGTGCCGGATTCACTGCGCCATGCAGTGCCGTCATAAATTTTCAGCACATAAGTGCCGCCGGTAGTATCCAACCATTGCTCACCTTTCTCAACACCTTGCTGGCCAGAAACAGTACCCGTACCAGTGGTTGTTCCCGTTGCAGTAAAGACTGTGCCGACTGTGTTAGCGCTTGCACCAACGCCAGTGAAGTCAGACGTACCAACCGTCAAGATTTGGTAGACGGTTCCGGTGACAAGTGCGGTAGCTGCAACGCTTGCCGGTGAAGAGTTTGGCGCGTCGGTGCCAATGTGAACTGGGCCTACTTTTACAAGATCGCCGTTACTGTCTTTGAAAAACAGGCCGGGTGATGCTTCGTTGATATTGACTGCGAGCTGGCCCGCCGACATCACAGACGGAATAGGCCGCTTGTGTGCGGTGCTAGTACGCAGATGTTGGAGAGCCATCCTTAACGCCTATTACTAGGCCGGAAATAACTCTCTTAGTTTAGTGATCAGAACGTTCCGTCATCCAGCTGCGAAGTCAACGCAACTGTGCCGGTCAAATTAGGCAGTGTGACGGTGTGGTCGGCTGTTGGGTCTGCGGCGGCAAGGACCGTTTCAAAAGCGTCAGGGCTGGCACCTTCAAATACCAATGAAGCGGTGGTGTCGAACAAAACCTGGCCGGTAATCGTTCCACCGGCTTTTGGCAGTGCTGCAGCCGCTACGTCATAAGCAGTCTTGACGCCATTCGGTGTTGCTGCAGTTGTAGTACTGGATGATGCAACACCGTCGGTGAGCTGAAGAATACCGGCGGCACTTGTCGTTCCAGCGTCAACTGAAATAACAGGTGTTGTGGTTCCGGTTGCAACCTGAACTGGTGAAGTGCCGGTGACGCTGGTGACGGTGCCGACCTTGTTTTCGATCCACTCCAGGCCGGTGGTTGTGGTGCTATTGGCGCTGAGGATGTAACCGTTTGTGCCGACGGTTAATTTGCTCAGTGTTGTTGTAGCACTTGCCGCGAGCAAATCACCTTTGGCGTATGCAGCAACTCCGGTGCCACCACGATCCACGGCAAGTGTGCCGGTGGTGATGTTGTTGGCGTTGCGGCATTCGTTGCTGACTTCTTCAATGGCCGATTGGACATTGGTGCTGCCAACACTTGCGGCAGGAACAAATGCAACGTTGCTTGCAGTTTGTGCGGTGTAAGTACTGGAAACGTCAATCTCAATCCACTCACTACCCGTGGACAGGAGCAGGTCAGGCGGCGCAAGTGCAACGGTTGGTGCGGGTGACGTTCCAGTGCCTTGCTCTGAAACCACCAAGTAATAGTTTGAGTTGCTGTCGCTGGCAGACGGCAGTGCGTTACCGACGCTCAATCCGATTGCGGTGCCCTCGCCAGTTACCGTGGCGATCTGGTTCGTGTTGGCGTCGTAAGTTCCAGCAAGGATGATTGCGCCAGCTGAAATACCAATTGACTGCCAGACGTTGCCGTCCCACAGGAAGAAGTTTTTATCGAGCGGGTTGAAGAACAGTTGGCCGACAAAGTCGGCAACCGGAAGGCTTTCGCCGATTTGGGCAGTTGAGTAACTTGCAAGTTTGTCAGCCGTGATTGCGGCATCTGCAATCCGAGCTGTGGCCAACTCACCTGAAATAATTTTTGCAGCGTCAAGATTGGGAATGTCAGAGGCGACCAGTGCGGTAGCTGCGCTGATATGGCCTTGTGCATCAAAGGTGATGCCAGAAATCGTGGCACCCGTGACGCTGTTGCTGTGGTTGAGCGTTCCACTGGTAACTTCTAAACCGGTGCCTGGTTGGATTACACCTTGGGTTGTTGCGGTTGCATCCGGCAGATCTTCGGGGACAAGTGCCCGGTAAGTCGGTGCTGCGTCGGCACCAGTGGTCGGACCAGCAAAGACTGTGTTGGCGCCTTGCGTGTCAAAGGTGATCGTTAGGTTTGAGGTGTAGGCGTCTGGGTAGTCAACTGCAATTGCAATTGGCGTAGTTTCGGTGATTGTGATCTCGTTAATACCCGCTTTTTGAGTCCAAGTTGTGCCGTTCCAGCAGTAGCTCTTGGAATCGCTGGTGTTAAACCAGCCTTGGCCAATGAAAGCGCCAGTGCCTGATGGGGCTGCGCTTGCAACGATTGAGGTTGACTGGTCGCCTAGTTTTGCTTCTGTAATTGCGTCATCGTTAATTTTTGCGGTGGTTACAGCTGATGCTGAGATGTTTTCTTGGGCAACAGCGTCGACAGAGAGTTCTGTGACAAACGAACCAGTGCCGCTGCCGGTGACGTCGCCCGTCAGGATAATGGTTTGGTCGCCGGTGTTTGTACCGCTCGATGTACCGCTGAAGCTAGAACCGTCGACCCAAGTGCCGGTTCCGGTGGCGATGTCGCCTAAGCCAAGGGTAGAGCGTTGTGCTGCGGCGTCTTCGTCGTCGAGCAGAGCACGGCCAGCAGCGGTGCAAGAAATTTGTTCGACCGTTCCACCGCCAGCACTGCTGCGGCCTAGCACAACATCGGTGGTGGTTGTGTCTTGGATTTTTTCGTAAGTTACGCCGTCGTTGGCGAGTTCGGTTGTGCCGACAGCGCCAGCAGTGATTTGAGTGGCGAAAGTTCCGGTGCCGGTGCCGGTAACATCGCCGGTCAAAGTAATAGTTTGGTCGCCGGTATTGGTGCCGCTAGACGTACCGGAATGCGTACCACTGAAGGTGCCGTCTTGAGTCGCAAGGGTCCCAAGGCCGAGGGTTACTCGTTGGGCTGCGGCGTCGACATCGTCGATCAGTGCGCGACCTGCGGTGGTGCAGGTGATTTCTTGGACGTCGCCTGCGCCGGGACCAATACGTCCCAGGATGATGTCGTCGGCTCCCGTGTTTTGGATCTTGGCGTATGTAACCGCGTTGTTGGCGATCTTGTCTGTTTCGACTGCGCTAGTAGCAAGTTGAGCAGTGCCAATGCCCAGGTTTGCAATGAGGTTTCCGGCAAGCTCTTGTGCATTCAGGCTGAGCTTGGCAATCGTTACTGAGTTTTCAGCCAGATCAGCCGTACCAATCGAAAGGTCAGTGATCTGTGCGCTACTTACTGAATCGAGGGTGGCAAGAGCGCCAAGGCCAAGTGTGGTTCGCTGCGCCGCAATATTAATGTCGTCAAGAAGTGCGCGGCCTGCAGCAGTACAGGTGATCTCTTCGTAGGTGCCTGTGCCACCCGTTTGGCGGCCTAGAAGCACATCGGTTTGGGTTGCATCTTGTAGTTTTTCAAGTGTGATTGCGTCATTTTGAATCTTGACCGTTGAAACTGAGTTGGTGCCAAGCTCGGTTTCAGAGATGTCGCCTGCAGTAATCAGGTTTCCGGCGAGATCACCAGCCACAAGGCCGAGTTTGCCAATGGTGACTGACCCATTTGCAAGTTCCGACGTCCCAACGGAACCATCGGTAATTGTTGTTGCGTCAACAGTGCTAAGAACGGCGAGACCACCAAGGCCAAGTGTTGTCCTGGCGGCTGTTGCATCGGCGTCGTTGACAAGTGATCGACCGTATGCAGTTATTTCGTAGGTTGCATAGGTGTCGGCTGCAGTTAGATAAATGCTTTGGTCAGCTGCAGTCGTAAGGCCAGAAATACTTTGCAGACCGGCGTCAAAGGCTTGAACGTTGGTGCCGATTTCGACGCCAAGGTTGGTGCGAGCATCTGCAGCATTACTTGCGCCGGTGCCACCATCGGCAACTGCCAGATCTGTGATTCCAGTGATCGTGCCACTGGTGATGGTCAGGTTGGTAAGGGTTGCGCCGTCTGAGTCAAGAACGGCAATCGTCCCAAGGCCAAGTGTGGTGCGTTGGGCGGATGCGTCGGCGTCGTCAAGAATTGCACGACCGGCTGCAGTGCAGTTGATTTCCTCGACAATGCCCTGCCCGGAAGAAAAACGGCCCAGGATGCGGTCTTGGTTTACGCCTTGGATCTTGACGAAAGTAACCCCGCTATCGGCAAGCGCAGCCGTTCCAAGCTTGGTCGTACTCGCTTGGTTTAGTTTTGATAAATCAATTGAACTGCTTGCAAGCGTATTGAATTGTGCAGTTGCAAGATCGCCTACTGTGATCTTTTTAGTTTCGGACCCGCTAAGGTCGACAATCGCAAGAAGGTCAGTTGCGGCAGTACCAGCAGCGGAGAGTGCGGTAAGCTGTGTAATACGTTGGTCAGCCAAGGCCCGTACTCCTGACGCAAAGACGTGTGTAGTCTCAGTTTAGTCCGTGACTTCCTTAAGCAAGTAGTCAACAGATTGCTCCACTTGGATGCGGTCGGTGTCTTCTTTGAGGATGTACTCGATTGGACGGCCAAAAATTAACCGCAATTCGCCGGTAGTTACAAAATCAATGGTTGCCGTAATTACGCCATCGGTAGGAACTGTGATTCCAACATTGGTAATAACAGCAGTTAGCTTGTAAAAAACAGTTTTTGTTTCAGGTGTAATTTCGCTGTCGACGAGGTAGAAAAATGCGTCGAAGGCGCAACCCAGATCCAAGCGCTGGATCGTTTGCATTACGGATAGCGGTGCTTCGTCGACTCCAAGGGTTTCGTAGTTAAACGCGCAATCCATGCGGCCGCTGCCGCTTAGCAAACCTGCGTTGTATTGGTTGCGGAAATAGTCGTTAAGGGTTGTGCTGTCAATCGCTTCGCGTGATGCATTTAGCTCAAATCCAGTGACGTTGCCGAGCCTCGTTGCACCGACGTCTCGAATTTTTAAATTCGCTTGAATCGGATCGCCTGTAAAAGCCTGCAGCGCAATCTCTTGTGAGCGGTCGTTATTGACGGCTGCAGAAAAACTTGTGTAGAGGCGTAGGCCACCTGCTTCGTTGACGTGAACAAAACACGTAAACGTGTCTTCAATTTGATTAGACGTCCAGTTAGATGCCGGAATAAATGCAAGGCCGCGCGTATCTTCTGTACGTATGTCAACCCTGTCACCGACAATAACGTTGTCGATAGCACCATCAAAGCCAACGCGATTAAGGCTTAGCGAAATATCGTCAGGTTCGATTGCAGCGGATAACGTTCCAAGCTCGAGTTCAGGCCCTCGCTTGAAGTTTACGGAGCCATAGTTACCGAGAAAAAACGCCATTAAGCTGTTGCATTAAAAGTCTGGGTAAATTTCCCGTCGACCGTAAAGTTAATCGAAACTGTGCTCAACTCTCCGGTTGATACAGACATTGATGCAGAAGTAATGTAACCTTTACATATAATGTCATCAGCAAGAGCATTCGACGCGTTTAGTTCAAAAGTAAGCAAGTCTGCTTCGGTTGCTCTATTTTCACTCATGATACCGCTATCTCTAAGAACATTAAATGCGTCTGTATGTGTAGCTGTGTTTTCGTTCTGTAGCCGGTACAGCAAGAGGGTTGCGCTTCCAGTTGCGCCTTTTACACCTGGCGTAAACGTGTTGAAGTTGCTGTCGATAGAGTTTGTCGACAGTAGTTCCATGGTGGATTCCAAGGACCAATCACGGATTTTTGCGACTTTTTTACCCCTAATTTTGAGGGACCCGGATCGCCCTGTATAGAACCCAGCCATGATCGGACGCGGTGGACATTGCTCTTATATTAGCTGACGTCAAATTTGAAGCTACGGAAGTCGGCAACCTTAGCTCGTAGCTCGTTATCGCAGGGGTATTCCATGGCTTTGACCGAAACTTCGCCTTCCTCTTCTAAAGCGACTTCTGTAATACGGAAGACACGCTTTGATGGTGCGTCAAAGCCCATAACAAACAACCAGCCAACGTAAGGAAACAAATCATCAGCCTTTTTATTGGTTACCTGCTTGTTGTTTAGCTTTACTGTCGCTCCAGACTTCTGGTCAAATAGTAGGAAGTTGTAGCGGCCGTTTCCTACTTGGTCATGCAGTGGGATGTTTAGTTCGCCCCCGTCCATGACGATTCCAGACGAGTAAGCGTCCCAGCTGGTGTTGCCGACGTCAACGTAGATAAACGCCCCAGGTTCTAAAGGGTCTTGCGATGGGAAGGTTTTAAACTCGATGCCACGCCGAATGTGTCGGCGTTGGTTGACCAGCAGTTTGCCGATCATGATGGCCTGTTCTTTTTGTGTTACAAAAGCGCTGGCGTCAAAAGTCTCGTTTACAGCTTTGCTTCGGCTGACATCTTTTAGTTTCACTTCGACTGTCGCTTTTTTGTCGAAGACAGACTCGACAGTAGTTTCCCGGTAAATAACGGTTGCAATGAGGTCTTGGGTCGTTGGGCCGTAGTCCAAAAACTCTTCTTTGTATGAACCTTCAAGAATGTTGCCGGTAGTAAAGAGTGCGCTTATTTGCAGAGGAACAGGTAGATTATTGTTTTCAGCTGCACGTCCAGCACTGTCCGTTGGGATTGCGGGGACAAGAGCGTCTTTGCCATTTTTGCGGACAAACTCAAGCAAACTAAATGGGGCGTTGGAGATCCAGAACTCCCTCCAAGATGTGAGGTCTGCGATGACGCCATCAAAAAACAGCTGGATTCTGCGGCCGCTTTCAACGGGTAGATGGTTGTTCTCGCAGAAGTTCTTTGCTTGGATCAATTGAGCCTTATTTAAAACAGCATCTGCACTTGGTATGTACTTACCTACGCCGTTGACGGGGTCAATGGCTGTATCAACAAAAATATCAGGAGCGTAACTGGTGCTATTTTGGTTTATTTCAAATGGGTCGCTTGGACGTTTAGGTACTCGGTAAGACGCTTTCCCTTTTTCTACATAAGCAGTGACGCTGCGAAGATCTTCAATGCCTCTTCCGGCACGGATAATAAGTCCCATCGTCGACATATCCTTATATCGACTTCCTAAAACTTCAGTTTCACCAGCTCTAATCTGCTGTTCTGTTACACCCGCCAAAGTAAACTCCGGGCCGCCGTTAAAACTGAATTGAATTTGTGAATCAGCATTGTTTGAGAACATAGCGTGCTCAAAAACTTTTTTGGGTTTTTCTGAATCTTCGTATGCCTTCGGAAAACCATCAGAGGCAAGTCCATACTCTTTTCGTCCGGACCACGCCCAAGAAACGCCTTGCTCTGTTTCCTTTATAACCTTGCCTTCACTTTCGATAAAGCCCACACCTTTTTGTCCGTTGTGTCTTATCTCAGCAACTAAATCAAAAACAGGTTCAAACTTGAACTGCCATCTTTGCCTGAGTTTCTCAGGTTCAAAATTCAGTTGGGAGTACAAGCTGCTTTCCGATCCATGCCTGACTGCAAAGACGACAGGAAAAACGTTGTAAGCCGCATCCTGAATTCGTTTGTACTTTACGCGGAAAAAAATCGTTCTTGCTTTCAGACCGTTATCGCTATCGCTGTAATCACCTGCTTTGTTTTCGCCGTATCTACGTTGTCTACCTGAAATCCTACGAAATGCGGATGCTTTAAGGGAAAATTTGACTATGTCCACTTCAGAAATAGTTTCGTACGAACCAGACTCAGCTTTGACTAAGCATTTGGTGTGGAAAGATTTGTTTCTTTTTGCAAAATTTTTCTCTTGAATTTTTCTATCCCAGTCACTAAGTAATTCAATAATTTGATCAACTGCTGCTTGTTTTTCGTCGATAAGATCGTCATAAAAATCGTTTATAGCGTCAGCGCCTTTTTGGTCGATGATAAGGTTATTAGCTACCCAAGTATCAGAAAGCAAGTTTTCTAACTGTTTAGTGCCTGCAATGTAAGTGACACCGTCAATTGCTGTATGTTCTTTTTTTGAATCCCGTACCAGGTTAATAAAAGGTCGCCTCTGTCTTTTAATTACCCGTGCTTCGCGGTTGCGTTTTTCTTCGTTTATAGTTTGAAGTCTTTCTTCTATTGCGTTTAAAAGTTTTTGCTTTTTCTTTTTACTTTTATTAGATTGTTCAACTTCCACTTGCTCCCGTTTTTGCTCTTTTTCCTGTTTTCTCAATGCTTTTAAAACGTTATCCTTTTTTAATTGTTTTTTAATTCGGTTGCTTAAAGCTCTTGCATAGTCTGTTTGAGCTGGCGCTCTTCTGTACACATCATATTCACCCACTTTAATTTGCTCAATTAAGTCTTCTTGTTGTCTGAGCTGCTTGCGTATGTCTTTGCGTGTTTCAGAAGTTTTGAGCTTTGGTGGATTATTGCTTGCACGGTTGCGTAACTTTTTAGTGTACTCAATGGAACCTTTGCGTTCCACCTCTTTACTTTGTTCCTGGCCGTTTTTATCGGTCCAACTAACGGTGTCAGTTCTTGAAAAATTGTAATCAAGGCCAAAACCTGTGATGTTGAATTTGTCTTTTTGTTTTGCATCGCCTTTCAAACGCTTGCGAGTTTGAACGTATATTGACAGCCTAAGGTCAGCATCGGATGATTTAAGAGCACCGTCACTGTTGTAAGGTGTGCTTGGTTTTTGGCCTCTTTCTATACATTCGAATTTGAAGAAAGCATCGCGCTTTTCAATGCTCCTATTGTCGTTTCTAATATTTTTCAACCTAAATTTTGCCGTTCCTAGCATGTAAGTTGCGCCGTAATCTAAGGCGTCTACGTATTGTTCACGTAAACTTGCACAATTTTTTGCGATGTTATCGTCACCAGATCTATTACGATTATCTTTAAATTGAATAGTTACTTCATCGCCAACGTCAAAGAAACTTCCTGCCCCTGGGTAGGCCTTGGTTTCGTCAGTAAGACCCTCAATCTTTACCCCATTAGGAGCGTCTTTTTGGTCGCCGTCCTCATCACGGCCAAGCTGCTTTACAAAGATGGGAATTGGGTCGTACGCACCAAACGAGATGGCCGTTGTGGGTGTGTAGGCTTGACTGAAGCCGTGTGGCGCATTTCTAGTTTCCGGTCTTAAACGCGAAACCTTGGTCCCGTTTGTTACGCCTTTTTTTAAAGAAGGCGGCAAAAATGAAATTTTTTGTCCTGTTGTGCCCGCTTCTTTGCCCTGCGGAATACCAAAAACGATGTTGCTGAATCGAACAGGGCCTGAGCCGGCTTTATCAAAAAAGAGCAAGGTAAGAGTTGGGTCTAAATCTTTGATAGCAATTTGACCAAAGGCCGTAAGGCTCGGATCAATTTTTTTAATCGTGCTCGCACCGAGTACAAGCAGCATCGTCATGTATTGCGACGAACCGTAACTTTCAAGCTCTGACCAAACCAACGAACCAGCTAGACGCACACCGCCCCTGCTGTTTTGTTCTTTGTTGGTGTAGACAAGGTTTACTGGGTCGTTGTAAACCGCTAGTTCTTGGGCTGAGTTAAATCCGAAAGTGGGTGCAAAGCGTTCTTCCCTTTTGCTGCGACGTTCCCCTTTAAGAGAAGGAACTTCGGGTTTTGGTGTCAGCAGCGCTGAGCCAACTTGAAACAGAATGCCAATGACGGTCAGAACAAGCGCTTGTGTTCCAGGGTCTGCGTTTCTTACGTCGAGCTGGGTGCCAACTTTGGGGTCTTGGTATTCACGCTGAATATCGACAAAATTTAGATACTCTTCTTTTGTTACGCCAAGCGTTTCGATCAGCTGATGCTCGTAAGGAAGAAGCTTGCGATCCATCAGTCAACCCAGAAATAATGTGCAGTTGCACGTTCCACCGGAACACAAATGACGCGGCAACCTGGCGAAATACAGATCAGACCTTGATCTGTCACTGTGCCGAGGGCTGCGTTGTCTGGATCGGCGAGCAATGCAACAGCACCAACTCTTGGTATTTTAATCCGCGTACCGCTGTGTAATAACCAGCGTGCCATCCGTCTTGGTGGTAAAGACTTTTCGTCGTAGAGCCAGTAGGCCCACGAGTATTTTTCGCTGTAGTCAGAAAGGCCGAGCCTGGAACGGATTTCGCAAACGAGTTGAAAGCAGTCAGTTTTGCCGCGCCCGTCGTTTGGGTTAGCGCCCCAGCAGTATTCGAGACCTATAAGGTCGTTCATCGGAAATTCAGTTGAGAATCGAGTGGCAGGATTCCGGCATTTTGAGCGGTAAGCGTTCGTCCAGGCAGGTTTGGTGTAATGCCGTCAAGTGCAGAACGAAAGCGTAGTTCCATCGTATCTTCACTAAACGAAGCGCCGATTCCTACGAAATAACTCGAAAACCCGCTTTTATTGACAATCGCGCCTTGGCCTGTGATGTAGCGAGTGTGGACAGCTAAGGTGCTTTTTCGGTTGCCTTCGCCATATTCCACAAGACGTACCACGTATTCGGTGGCGGGAAACAAAAGCTGTATTTGTTCGTTGTCGCCGTTGAGGCTTGAAACGCCGCCTTCAATTTGAAACGGCGCAAAGTCGTATTGCTTGCCGCTAAAAGTTTTTACTTCCTTTATAAAGAAATTTTGATACCTTTGAGTACCCTTTCCAGCAGGCTTGATTTCAATGAACTGACAGATGGCTATGGTTTGATCCATTAGACCTTGATCTCGCCTACGAGTTTGACACTAACAGTACTTACGCCCTCAATCACAGACTTGACCTTTGGTGGTTCGGCGTAGCGCCACCTCAAATTGCTGTAAGGCTGTTGAATTTTGCTTTCAAGGCGATCAGTCATACCGGCAAAAACTTTATTCGGTAGTTCAAACGTTCCAAGTGTTGTTGAAACGTCGTTGTAGTGGTCGATAATGTCGACTGCCCTTCCTGCGCCGCTCAGCAGTTCGCCGCCTGAGTCGGCAATGTTTTTGTACTCAAGAGTCAGGGTGTAACCAAGTTGTTTGTTGCCGAAGACGCGCCGGACTGTGACGCCTGATAAAGCTCTGTAAGTCTTTACCGGAAGCTCCCCCATCTGAAAACTTCGAGATGAAGGTTTCATTGGGGGAAATTTACGTGCCATCAGATACCTACGCGGCGGCGGGTTGCAGGGCTATGCTGCATTTTATCCAAAGTCATGTTCATACCTCGTTTCGCACCGTCGCTTGCAGCTTGTTTGCGGGTGACGGCCATGGCGGCTTCGAGTTGCTCGCGGCTGACGTATTCCGTTCCACCGATATTGGTGGTCTCGAAGCTGAAGTTCAGGGCCGGTGCGTTTGACCGCTGCCTGGACATAGCCGAGCGGAGGTCGCTGTTGGAGTCGATGCGGCCAGCTTGTGTTGGGCGGAACAGTTCTGGTCCGTTCTCGCCGACCATGTAAGTGCTGTTGCGGTTGACCGGACCACCGTTTGCTCGTGGAGGAACAAAAGATCCATATCGGCCACCTGTTCCGTAGTAAGAGTTTGCCTCCAAACCTGGAACGCCTGTACTGCCTTTAGTAGGCGTACCGCCGCTCAGACCGGCAAAGGCTTTGGCGATGCCGATGGCGATGTAGGTGGCGATCATTTGAGCTGCAGCATTGATTAAAGCGTCGCCGACATTTTTCAAGAAATCGGCAAATACTTCTTCGGCACTCTTCGTACCAGCAATTAGTTCAGACACGCCGGTGGTCATGGCGGTGGCAAAGGCGTTGCCAATGCCGAGCACTGCTGATTCCAATGCTTGTGCTTGGGTTTGAGCAATAACCATTTCTTGGGTCAGCTGTGCCAATTTGTTGGCTTCTTCCATAGTTCCGCCATCAATTAAAGTTTTTTCGAAAGCTTGGCCTGCTTGGCCAATAAAACCTGCTTGTAAACCCGCACCAGCAAATCTGGTTTGCTGCTGGATGTCGAACTGCGCTTCAACTTTTCTTATGTCTCTAAGCAACTCTAATTTTCTTTGCAGTGTTTCAACTTCTTCCAAACTTATGCTGCCAATAGACTTAACTATTCCGTTAAGTTCTTGATTTAGGCGGACTTCTTCTTGCGTTCCGTTTAGTTTTGCTTGGATAAGCGCGATCTGTTTATCTAAATTTGCATTAGCTTCAACGGTAGCTTCAATTGCACGCTCCTGCTCTGTACGTTCTTTGATTACAAAGTTTGCGTTTTCTTGCTTAATAGCAAGATTTGCTTTGGCTATAATTTCTCTTTCTTTTTCTAGTCTTAGCTCCTCTCTAAGCCCTCGCTGTCTAAGTAAAAGTAGTTGATTATCTCTTTCTTTTTCAATTGTTGCAATTTGTTGGTCTCTAATTTGTTCGTTACTAAGTTTGCTGAACGGTGTTGGATCGGGCATTATAAAATCTTCAACACGTTTTTCAGCTTGGTTTGCTTCGATTACAGCTGTAAGAACTGCCTGTGCATCTTGTAAGCGACGTTTTATAGCTTCCGCTCTGCGGTTTTCTATATCTAAGTTTTCTTTGTTGAGACGGAGCTGCTCTCGCATGTTTATTGTTGCAATATCTCTAGCAGCGTTTAATTCTGCTTCGCGGAATAATTTTGCTTTTAGTAAGTTAACCGAAGCAACTGCTTCAATACGTTCTTTTCCAGTCAGTTTTAGTGCTTTTTCTAATTCAGCATTTATTCTTTGCCTAATACTTGCTTTATCTTTTTCAAGTTGAACTTGCCGTCTGGCAATTTTATTTTCTGCAGAATTAGAAGGGCCGATTCGTGCCAGCTTGAGGTCTAGATCTGCAGTTTGTTGTGCAAGCCCTAAGGCACGCAAAGTTTCATCAGCAAGTTTTTTCATCTCTGCTGTTGCTTCTGCTGCTGCAGGAGCAATGCTTTCAATAGCTTTTTGTATATTTCTTGCTGGGTCAATTATGTCTTCGACCGTCCTAAGGAGACCGCCTACAGCCGCAATAATACGGTTTATAAATTTGAAAATTTCAGCCACTACCTTCAGTACACCGGCTAAAGCAGCGGCCAAAGGAGCCGCAACCGAACCAAGCAAGACGCTGCCTGATGCGACAACTTCGTCAAAAGCTGCTTTAAGTAAATTGCCTGAATTAGCGATGTCTTTAATTACTGTTGCTGTGCTTCCTGTTTGTTGTGCAACAGTTTGTTCGACTAAGGCCCTGGCTCGTGCAAAGTTTCCAGACTCCTTTAATTTTTCAACTTGGAATTTAAGTTCTTCAGATACGCGTATAGCTGACTGTTCAAGTGTGCTTAAGTCTAAAGTGCGCAGTGCGTTACCCATTTCTGTAACGCGCTTTGTCGCATCGTCAAAGGCTTGGCCGATTGCCGTACCAACCAAAGAAAGGCCAAAACCAAGTTGACCGCCTGCTTTACCACCAAAGAAACCACCTAAAGCACCGCCAGCCGATGCCCCAAGTCCTTGGCCAAACAGCAAGGGGAAGGCACCGCCTATAAGCGCATTTTCTTGGCCGCGCCTTAGCGCAGTGCCTTTTTTAATAGCCTCTTGTATTTTTTGTTCAGTTCTTAATTCACGTTGTTTCAAAATACCTTGCTCCTGAATAAGCCTTGTGTCTGTCTTTTCTAAATTGTTAATGTCAAGCCCCACAGCACGTTGCCTCTTTAAACCGTCTGATATTTTCTGGTTAAATGTAATTTGATCGTCTATAAGGCTGTTAATTTTTTCTCTTTGAGCAACTTCTCTGTCTAGGTTTATTTCTGGGAGTGCAACGGGAAAACCGGATGCGGCTCGGGCTCCTGCTGCAGTGCGCACTGGGGATATGGGACTTGACTGTCCTGTTAAAGTCTCAAATCCCGTTAAACGATTAGTGCGTTCTACCGCCTCGCCCGTAGCAGTTTTAACAAGACCTAAATCTACTTGGCGTTTTTCTTCAGCAGCCTGTTTTTCTAAAAAGCGAACACCTCGTTGACGCTGACCATTAAGCGCAGTTTCAATACGAAGTTGACTTTCGTTTGCTTTAACGGAATCATCTAAAAGCTGGAGCCCGCGTTCTTGGAACTCGGGTAAAGCTAGTTGAGCAGCTGGTTGTTGTGCTCTAAATTTGGCTGCATCTGCTGTTCTTTGTAGAACAGTTAAATAGTCTGCCTGTAAATCTAAACGCGCGTTATGAGCGCGAATTGAATCTTGGTCAAGCTTAGCTAAGTGCTCTCGTACAGCTGCTAAATCCTTGTCAGCTTGGAGTTGACGTTTAATTCTTTCATCTACTGGAGAAGAAGCAAATTCTGGATCTCCTTGTCTTCCCGTGCCAGTAGGTACTTGCGGTCCGTATCGTGCTGCCGAAAACCCAGTTGAAGCCGCTTGGACAACACGATTAGCTGCAGTTTGCTTAGCAATTTGTTCTGTAATTAAACGGTTTTGTCGTGCTCTTGCTTCATTTGCTTCGCCTAATGCTTGAACGTACTGTTTTACAGCGTCTCGTTCTTCTTTTTGACCAAGCTCAACGTCTTTAAGATTTTCTGCGGCTACGTTTAAAGCATTACTATAATTTCGTACACTTTGAATAAGTTTAGGGTCGACAGGGTCAAAAATACTTTGATCATTTATATCGGTTATTTTTCGCGCAAGTGTATCAATACGTGTTTGTAGTTGTTCAAGTCTTTTTGCGCCCTTTACGCCGATCTCAATTTCAGCTCTGTAAGCCACAACCGGATCGACATACCTGTTTTCCTACTTTAGCGGCGGCGTTTGGCCTTATCCATCTCTTTCTGCTGCTCGTCGTTGATTACCTTGAAGTAGGCGCTCCAGCCGATGAGTTCTTCTGGGGTCATGGTGGCGCGAACTTGCGACAAGCTCATGCCCAGTTCTTTGGCAACGCCAAACTGCAACATGAGCCAGTTGTCTTTGCGAAGTTCAGCGCTCAGGATTTTGGGTCCATTTCGGCTGCTTCGTCGTCGGTAAGGACGCCAAGCATCAGTGCCTGCAGGTCTTTGTCTTTGACCTCATTTTTGAGGACGTCGATTTCGCCTGCGTTGAACAGCTTTTGGCCGTTTGAATCTTGGGCTTTTGCCACTAGGAGTTGCAGGGCGAAGGCGTTGGCGTCGTCAGACTTGGCGTTGCGCTGGGCACGCTCGCGTTCGGCCATGGTCAGCGGCGTCACGTACATCTCGAATGACGTTCCATCCGAAAGCTCGACTTCTTTTTTGACGGGCTCAAGATTTGCTGCTTTGCGGAGCTTGTCAATTGCACGCAGGTTTGAGGCGGGCATTAGTTACTTTGACGTACAAACGTAATGTAGCGGACTAGCAATAAAAAACCCCGGCAGTTAGCCGGGGCGAGCACCCTTGTTTGAATTCTAAGTTATGAGGACTTGGAGAAGTCGAAGCTTGGGGTGGTGGTTGGGCGGAAGTTGATTTCCACGGCTTGGGCGTCATCAGGGTTGATGGCCAGGCTTGCGGAAGTCAGGTTGGCTTCGAACTCAATCGAGCGTGACTTGGTGTTGTCGACAGTGCCACTGGTGAACACTTGGTCGGTGTAGAGCTTGAACTTACAGCCGGTTTGGATGCGCTGGAGGGAGTCCTCAATCATCCGGTTGCCCAGTGCGTCGTCGGTGTCGGTGAAGTACACCGTTGCGCTGCCTGAACCGTCAGCGAAACCGGCGATGAACGTCCGGAACGGCACGAATTGGCCAGGGGCGTTACCGATCGTGGTGACGTCGATTTCGTCGCGAGTGATCTCAAAGGACCATTCACGGACTTGTGCCACGGAAGCAAAGCTTGCGTACTCGACCTGGAATTTGTTGGGAGCGAGTGCCGTTCCATCATCACCGATGGAAATGGTTGAACCGCCGGAAGTAGCCGACACCTGCATAACACCGGTGGTGTTGGTGTAGGCGATTACGTAGTAAGTGGTACCAGCAGAAATGCCGTTTGGCAGGGTGCCGGATCCGCTACCGCCGGTGGTGGTGTTTACGACACTGAACACAACCGGGTCACCGGTTTTGAAGTTCAGGAATGGAGCGACGGTGAAGGTGTCTGCAGAGACATCAACATCGGATTCCGCAAACTGGCCTAGAGTGCCAGCAGGTTTGTAATACAGGGCACCAGCAGTGCCGGACAGAACGGTGGCGGCCATTGGCGTACCGGAGAATGAGGTTTTCTGCGGGCACTGCCCGGCTACTTACAGGATAGCCGCTTTCTAATTAGCTCAAAACACTAGCTTTGTATCCAGTTTGAATACGACCCACAAAGTGGGGTGAATTATCGGTTGACGAAAAAGATGGGCCGTCAATTTGACCGACGCGGAAAAACACACCAGTGCCTGTGTTAGCCGTTTCGTTAATAGTTTCCAGTACGTCGACTGCAGTCGTCAAAAGGGTTTGGTTACGAGCGGGGCCTTTGCCTTTTTCGGTAAAAACACGGATAACTACAGCACCACGGGCATAGTCGACGCTGCCGGTCAAAGTCGGTTCGTTTGTAATACCAAAGGTGACGTTCACACGAACGTATTCGGTAGTTGTGTTTGGTGGGACTGCGGTAATGTTGTCGAAATAAACCGGCACTGCGGGGGACAGCCCGTTGAACGCTGTTAAAAGCGGGTTTTCAATTGCAGCTCGGATGGCCTGATAATTCATAGCTCGCTAAACAGGTCGTCCATTTCTATTTTGACTGCTCGGTCAACTTTGCCGCTTTCTACATAAGTTGCGAACCAGTCCAAATCAGCGGTTGCGCTTGACTCGCGATCATCTGGCCCGCCTCCAATCAAACCTCGGTAAGTCGGAACTTGCATGTCCGTCCCTTCCCCACCTTCTCCTCTGGGGCGACCGCCATCGCCTTCACGAAACTTGCTCCGGCCCAAAGCCGTCTCGGGTCTTTCAGTAGGTCGAAACCATTCAGCTTCGACTAAGTCAGTGGCTTCAGCCACGTAGTCCGAAAAATTCGAGATAGTAAATACAACGCGGTCTTTAGCCAAAGTTGCTTTTAAGGCTTGACGGCCTGTCAGTGCAGGGACTGGCAAGGGTTTAGGTTCGCCAGGTCCACCGGTTCCTTTGAACGAACGGCCGTCAGAAGTTTCGATTTGCCATGAGTTTGAAAATCGGCCGGTCCAGCTAGGGCCTTCTTGCTGCAGTTCGCGAATAGTGCGATGTGCGGCGCGGATGGGGCCAAATGAAACAGCGGAAGCCGCGACCATGTCGAGCTTTTTAGCCAGTTTCATAAAATCGTTTTTCGCCATTACTGCGGCCTCGCGATGATGCTGTGCATGACAGGCTTGTCGCCACGCTGAGTTTTGACGTCGAGGATCTTGGCTTCGCGGGTTTCGCCAGCTTGGGTGTACTGGATGCGGTCAGCCTGGGTTGGGTAATAATCGCCCAGTTCCTTGTTGCCGAAGATGATTTTGAGGTCGGTGGTTTGGTACAAGCCCTCAGACTCGCTGACGTTGACGCTGCTGATAAACGCACGGACAGTTACGTTGGTGTCCGCACCAGTGACTGACCCGGTGGTTGGGTCGTAGGTGCGCGGGGTGGTGGTTTTGATGTAGGTAATGTCCCGGCCCCAGTCGGTTAGTAGTGCCTCGGGGATAGAGCCGAAGATCTCGTCAATTAGTGCCATGTCAGCCGCGCTCCACGCGGACGGAATAGTTGGAGCCACCCATACGGCAGTAAGGGCCGAGGTAGGTGGCTACCCAGGGGAATACGTCGAAAATGTTGTTGACCAAGCTGGCAGTTTGGGACTTGGTGTTGTACTTAACTTCGAGGTCACCCAGCTTGACTTCCTCGTAGACGCCATCGGTGCCTTTGCTGCCGATAACTGCGTCAGTGTCGTTGGCAAGAGCGCGTGCCAGTTCAAAAGCCGCGATCTTGACTTCGTCGGGAATAAAAGTGCACTTGATGTCAACGCCGTCGACTTTGTACTCTTTGCGGGGCCATTTCAGTGCTTGAGTGGTCGTGCAACGGGTGCCGTAATACGTCAGGCCGTCGAGCCAGGTGGTGGCTGAAATGATGGCGCGGTTTTTCTGGTCGTCAGTTTTGTCGTCCCAGTTCGCGCTACTTGGGACGGTTTCAAAGTATGAGTTTGCCTCGGCCAGCGTCACGTAGCTGTTGGCCGCAGTGCCTTGAAGAGTGGCGTCAATTGTTGCGGCCACGGTTTAATACAACCTTTTTCTGAGTCTAGCTTTGGTCTTCTTTGCCGGTTTGGGTAGCACGCAGGCGTGGTAAACCGTTCCACCGGATAGTTCGATTTGGGCTTGGTGCTCGCCTAAGTCGCTGTTTGGTACGTCAATAAAACTTTTTGTGTTATTGGTCAGAATGAAGAGTCGCACTAATTCCATGACAGCCCAAAAGTCTGATTCAGATGCCTGCAGCGTAAAGAAGCCTGCTACTAAAGCTTGTGGGTTGAAAAAACCCGCAGCAGACAAGCCCCGGAAATGGTCCGACGTCAGCAAGCAAATTGTGGAGCTGAGGTCCAAAGGAGTCACTGTTCCAGAGATTGCTGCTGAGTTGAAGCTGAACTACGCGCTGGTGAACCAGCACTGCTTGCGGTCGTACAAGATGACTATTCGTAGTCAGGAAGTGTTTGACCGCTGGGAGAAAAACCGGCTCGGATTGGCCTGATAGGCAAGAAAAAAGCCCCCTTTCGGGGGCTGCAGCTCCTGTGTTCCTCTTGAGGTTATCAGGAGTATGCGGTGCTGTCGAAGGGGGTGTTGACCAGCAGACGCACGATGGGAACCATCTTGGTCGTGGAGAACACCAAGCCCCAGCTGCTGGTGTTGGCCAGGTTGCCGGAGGTTGCGGCGTTGGTGGGGTTGTCGCCTGCGGCGGACCACTTGGTGCCAGTGATGTGGAAACCGTAGTGGTAATCCACAGCCAGGATGTCCTGCATGGACAGGATGTTCCGGTCGGCGGCGAGGCGCAGATCCTGTTGGATGCCCTCGGAAACAACGCCAGACTTGAACATGTAGACGGGGTACTTCACCGCGTGGGTAGCGGTACCACCGGTCAGGTAGGACAGCTGGTCGTCGATAACGACGCGCAGACCAGCGAAGGTTGCGACTTCGGGGTTACCGACGCCGACACCGCCGCCACCCCAGGTCACTGCGCCAGAGGCAGACAGTGCAGAGGTGCTGAACACCAGCATTCCGATCTGTTGCAGGTAGTAAGCAACGGCGGAGTGCATGGCGATCGTGTCGATCTCTTCGCCACGCTCACCCAGCAGGTTCTTGGCTTCCAGGACGTTGCCAACGGAGATGTAGTTGGCTTCGGCAGGGGTTGCGCCTGCAACGGAAGCGTCGTACTGGTTGGGTCCAAGGACGCCAGCGGCGGTAATGCCACCGAACAGACCCAGCAGCTGGGACTTCAGGGTGGAAGTCTTCAGCTTGTTGATTGCTGCGGTCAGCTGGTTGCGGACGTGAGCGAGGGGGTCAGCTCCGGATCCGAGCTTGCTGAGATCATCTGCGGCGTAGCTGAAGCCACGGTGCAGGATCGTCATGATCTGCTCGTCGGCGGAGGTGCCCTGAGGGGTCAGGTAACCAGCGCCACCGGTGCCCCAGGTCGCGTTGCTGAGGATTTGCTCCTCAGTGGGGTTGATGGGGTCATGGAACGGCACACGCACGCGAGTACCGCCGGCACGGGCATCCAGAGCGGCGTTGCGCTGGATGATGCCGCTTTGCACCCACTTCGATTGCTCGAAAATGCCTTCAGAGGTGTACTGAAGGAATTCGGGGCGGGTAACAAGATCCGACAGAAAAGTTCCGCCGGAATAGTTTTCGGAGATAGCAGCCATCGGAAGGGCCTAAAAGAGTGTTTGCGGATGTCCCACTAGGACGAACGGCCAGCTTCAGCTTTAAGTAACCGGGCTTTTTCTGGATCCTTGCTCAGAAGAATCATCTGCTCGGTGACGTTAAAACTGTCCTTCAACCACGGGTTGGACTGGCCAGGAAGAGCGGTACTACGGGCACTACCCGCAACACCCATTCCGGCGGTATTTGTAGCTGCGAAGTGATGCTCGTAGCCACTGCCGGGATTTTTTAGGTTGGCCACATACTCGGCCACCGGAGTTTCTACGCCGCCAATAACAGCCACAGGCTGTCCATCTTTTGAACGCAGATTGTCCTCAACTAGACGATACAGCTGGTCCGGTGCTAGTGCACCAGCACTCGACAACTGAGAAATAGCAGCTGCCTTGAGTTGCTCTTTTGAGTAACCCTGGCGGATTTGCTCTACTTCCGACTCTTTGTCGGCCAGTTGTTGCTTCAGTGTTGTAATCGTCTGCTGAGCGTCTTCCCAAAGCGTCTTGTACTCGCCGGATTCGGCAAGTTTTGCGTCTTGGGCTTGTTTTTGGGCGGCCTGAACTGCGTCAAGTTGCTGTTGCAGCTTTTCGCGGTTCTCTTTGTCCTTTCGACGCTCGTTAATAAGCTCGAAATTCTTGGCCTTGAGTGCCTCAAGTTGAGCGCTGAGATCTTCAGTTCCAGCCACAGGCTGAGCAGGTGCGTTCTCCACAGGAGGTTGCGCTTGCTGTTCTTCAGACACGTTGTTTAGTAATTAACCAGTATCAGTCTACAGAATTCTCTTCAACTACATTTTCAGGTTGTTGTACTACAGGAAGCTCAGGTTTTTCGGCTTCGATCTCTTCAATGCGGTCCAGTTCTTCTTGCATGTCGATGTTGTCGGGCAGGATTTCGCCGCGACGGAGTACTTCAAGAAGCATCTCGTTGCTGATCTTGCCGTTTTCGTTCAGGGCGGAAAGAACGGCGACGTCTTGGCCAATCAAGCGGTAGTAGTCGAAGTCGCGGTCCACCGTGATGGTGGGTGGTTCGATTCCGACGTATTTGCCCGCGATGGCAAAGGCTTGGTTGAGGGCGCTTTCGAGTTCTTGGCTAATAATTGCCAGAACGGAGTTGCTTTGCGCTTGGTCGATGCGCTTAGCCTCGGCAGACTCGGCGACGAACTTCTGGCCGAAGAGTTTAGTAACACCCAACGTTGACATTTGACCCTCCAGTGACTGGAGTTCTTGCATCTGGGCGTCGAAGCTGGTGGCGTCGGCCTGCACGTAATACGCCTTATTGCCAGGTTGCATAGCAATGGCGTAGTTCACGCCCATTGATGCTGCGCCGGTGGTGTCGTCCCAGCCTTCGAGGACGAGGGTGGGCATTGCGGCAATGTGGAGGGCGTGGATTAGGTCAGCTTGACGCTGGTAGTGGGTGATATTGAGGTTTGCAATGTCGAGCAGTGGGGGTTGAGAGCGCAACATGCCCCGTCGGTTGCTGTAAATGGGCACAACCGGAATTTCGTCCAGGCTGAATCCTCCGGTTTGAGAGAATTCGACAATGTCTTCGCCCAACGTGTACAAGTCATAACGTCCGGGGTAGATGACCCGCATCTGCTCAACTTGCTCTTCCCCGAAGTCGTTTAGGGGACGAGTGACGTACTCGTGGATGCGGATTTGGGTGAGGGGACTTCCAGGTTGGGTGTAATCTGCTTGCCGCCAACCCCAGATTTGAGGCGCTTCAATGTGGCAGAAGTAGGGGCGTCGACCCTCGGCACGCTCCTCTCTAAGATTCTTAGCACCACTAGCGGCGGGATAGTCAACCAACACAGCACTGTGGCCATAAGTAAGACTGCTGACCAGAGCACGACGCGCGTATTCATTGATATTCGAGCCAATTCCATCAATATTCTCGCTCAGTTCCAGCCAATAGGCATCGCCCTCGATCTGGATTGGCTTACGCAAGATCGCTCCAGCGGCGGTTTCGATTAGGCGGCTGGTGTACGGGGATAGAACGGAGCGGTCGACTCGGGTCTCATATGCTTCATCATCTTCTCTAGGTTCTTGTGGAAGAAATTCGTCGCTGCAGTCGCGGATGTAGTTCGTTCCACGGGTGACGGAGGCCATCACCTTCCAGTCGGCCATCATTGCGATGACGTCTAGATCCCTAACGAAAGGGGACTCGCTGACTACAGCGCCAGTCGGTGGGATGTTTGCGCTGTAGACCACGGCTTTAGTTCTACTTTTTACTATTTTGGCAGAGGCTCACCACTTCACACGATTAGCCCAATAAGCCGCCGACATCTTGCCTTTGGCGATGTTTTTGGCGTGGCGAGCTTTAAAAGACTTATTACGGGCAGAACCTTTAGGGCTACCTTTGACGCCCTGCTGGCCGAAGCGAATAAGTTTTACTTTGTCGCCCTCTTTTGCAAGGACGGCGTGTGATTTCTTGGGGTGGCCCGGTGTGCGTTTTGGCTTGTTGTAGCCGCTGAATTTTTCGCCCCGGTGTTCAATCGCCATCGTCTTCGACCGAGATCATGACTTCTATGCCGGATGCTAGGCGCACCATCAATCCAGCGAAGTCTTCGACGTCGTTGGGGGTCATGAAGGTGAAGGTCGCGATTGTGGTGTGGCTATCTGCATCCACGTCGATGTGTTTGCAGTAGCCGGGAACAATGCGAGTACCCATTACTTTTTCTTGGGCTTGCGCTTTTTGGCGGTTTTGGCGGAGTCCTTGAAGTCTTTGGCGGTTGGGGCGCCTTTAGCTCCAGGTTTGCGCATCTTTTCGCCAGATCCGGCGGCGATGCGCTTACGCTTCGCGTTGATGTTGGCGTAGAGGCCGCGCTTTTTACGCATGGATCTGGCTGCGTTTAGCCCGATGCTACTTCTTCTTTTTGCCCTTGCCTTTGGGCTTTTTCTTACCGCCGTGGCCGTAATGTCCGGGCATTAGTCGACTAAGTCTGATAAGGCCAGCCTAGCTCGATGTCGGCGTTCCAGGCATCGTCGGTAAGCGGGATCTGCTTAATGTGGTCCTTTAATAGCTGCTTTAGTTGCGGCAAGGGCAGGTTTAATTCTTTTGCTTTCACAGCAACATTCGTCTGGCCTTTGTAGAGAAGGCCCAAGGCTTCTTCGATTTCCGGGGTCATCACCAGACGCGGTAGTTTGTTGCGCCGATGTTCTCGGGTTTAGCCAGGTTGAATACTTGTAGGCATAGGTAGCCCAGAGCATCGAAAGCATGGTCAACACCGAGGTTTTTGTTAGGTAGGCCCGTTCCAGGGGCGTAGGTGAGGGTGCGGAGGGATTTGATCAACTCTTTGCAGCGGGGGTGGATAAACAGGCGGCGGGTGTTTGTGGCATCGAGGAGGGCGGTGTTGACGCAGGTGATCTTGTCGCGGATCTTCCAGGGGGCGCGTGGGGTGGAAACGGTGAAGCCGGATTTGCGGAGGATGCTGTGGTCCGTCGTTCCAACGCCCTGGGTTTTGCGGGCGCCGCCGGTGGGGTCGGGGCAGCTGATGATGCGGCGGTCTACGCCGTAGCGGTTTTGGACCTCTTCGCAGAAGTCCCAGGTGGTTGCGCCGCCGGTCATGATGATTTCGTCAAAGACCCAGAGAACATCGCCCTTCTTGACGGCGCAGATGCCGGACATGGGGTCCACGTTGAAGTCGACGCCCAGAAGGAGGGGGAGGACAGGAAGGTCTTGGACGTCCTTCGAGATGTTGGCGTCGGCGAAGCTGACTGCGACGAGGCCGCTTAGGTTCTCGAACGACGCTTCGAATTCCTGGCGGAAAGTGCGCGCATCAAGTTGAGCTCTTGCAGCCGCAACCTCCTCCGGGGGTACGTTTCCGCCCTCAATCGTTGTGAAGCACCAGCGAGCCCACTCTCCGGTCTTGTCCTCGGGGACGTAACACCACATGTCGTAGAACCAGCTGGCGGTTCCGTCGGGGGTGCTGATGAAGAGCGCCCAGCCTTGTTTGTCGGCGAGGGCGGGACGGATGACCTCGAACCAGACACTGGTGTCCATGAACGCCGCCTCGTCAAGAACAACGCCCGCCAGAGAGCGGCCACGAAGCGCCATGGCGTTTTCCGTGCCCTTGAGTTCGATCGTCGAGTCATTGACAAGTTCGATCTTGAGGTCGGTTTCATTTTTAGCGCGAATGTATTGGGGTGGGATGATCTTTTTTATCGTTTTCCAGGCAATGTCCTTTGCCATGCGGTACGTCGGGGCGCAGTAAAAGAACGTTTCGCCCGGACGATTGATTGCTTTGAGGAATAATTCGATGCAGGCCAGGTATGACTTGCCAAAGCGGCGGCCTGCAACAAGGACTCGGAAGCGTTTGTTGCTGTTGAAAACTTCGGATTGGGCGTGTCTGAGGCTTAAATCAAGCGTTTTCGGCATCTTCTGTCTCGGTTACATCGATTGCGGGTAGTTGCGTTGGTTCCGTCCCAGCGATGGGGGCTGGGGGTTCGACGCGGACGCGGATTTCGGGCAGCATGTCGTTGCTTTGAGGCTCGTCACAGCCCACTTGGCGTGCCAGTGAGTCCAAAACTTGGGCGGCGGTGTTCATTTGGCCGCGACGCATGGCTGCGTTGAAGACTTTTTGGCGCAGAGCAAAGATTCGGGCGCCCATTGTCTCGCGTTCGCGGGCGAAATCTTCGTCGTTCAGCTTTGCAACCTCGCGCCAGTC